GGCGCGGGCGAGGTTGTCAACGTAGTGATATGTGCCTGTATCGCCTTGTTTTTCGCGAGCCAGAATAGCCCGTCCCGACCGCTCGTTGCTGGTCGCGCCAAGGCTACTGTCGTACTGACCAGTGGTCGATTTGATGTCGTCAGACGCGCCCGCCTTGGCCTGAATGAGCCCCACTTGAGCCATTGGAGGTGGGGCGCGCTGCGGAAGCGGCAGAACAGCGCCAGCGCCGTCCGTAACGTCAGGATTGACCTCCAAATAGGGCCAATTGTTGACGTTTGCGGTCTTCCACTGCTGCTCATAGCCTTCAAACTGGCCTCCGTAGCCAATAAACGGCGCTTTGGGGGCCAAAGCCAACATTTCGGTCTCGGCGGATACCCAATAGTTGTACATCCGCTGCGCGTCTTTGGCGTTTCGCACCAACCCAGACACGAAAAGACGGCCATCTACCTCAAATTCGTTGCCAACGACGCGGATGACCGGAATCCACTGGCCCGCCCAGTCGTTTTCCTCCAGCATTTCATAGCCGTTGGTCTTGCACCACTTGACGCGCTTGCGGTTCACGTTGCGGCTCTTAAGAGGGACCAATCCAGACGCTTTGAACATGGCGTCTTCGCGGGTTCCTTCAAACGCAGTGCGGTTGTCGGGGTACAAATTGAGCTTGGCGGGCTCGTAGTCGATGTAAAAGTATTCCGCAATGCGGACTACGTCCTCGTTGAGCCAGTTGGACAGATTTTCGTCGCCCACGCCCTGCTGCTGGATAGACGAGACGGGCATGGCGTCTGGGAAAAGGCGCTCGTACTCAGAACGCGTGAGATCTTCTGTGATAAAACACCATTTGGCGTCAGATCCGCAGGGATCTTGAATGGTGGGGTCCATGTAGACACTAAAAGAGTTGCGAATGCGCCCGATGCGGATGTCCTGATCGAACGTATCGTCACCGCAGTACTCCGTCAGCAGCCGGATGTAGCCTTCGCCATACGTTACCTGATTTTCGCAAGCAGTATCGTAAGCCACGTCTGCGTCCGACATATACTCAATATGGCGCACGATACCATCATAGATTTCAGCAACTTCCACGTCTGCCTTGTCATCGACAGGGATGACCTTGCCGCTTGGGCGATTCTGTCTTTGATCATTCGTTACCTGGCGCACATGCTGGGGCAACTTGTTGATGGTCAGGCAAGGCCGGGCGTTGATCGTCTGCCCCTGCACCGACCCACGGGTAGCTAACACGTCGGCAGGCCACTGCCATTGATTGTCAGGCGATCCGGCAAAGAACCGCAGGTCGTCCAACTCGTCTTCGCGGCTTTCGGAATAGGCAGCAATAGCCATCGTCAGACGGCTACGCATGGTGTCCATGACGGTGGCGGGGTCTTTCTTACGAGACCCACCACCGCTTGATACGCGTCCTGCTGCTGCTACCCCTGAATAATCCATTTATTTCTTCTTTGCAGTTTTAGCTGACTCTTTGAAGGCCTTGGCAGTCGGAGCGCCAGCAGCGCCGGGCTTCTTCATCTTCTCGCCCGAGCCCTCTTTGATGCGCTCGCGCTTTGCGTTGATGTTAGCATACAGCCCAGGTTTCATAGCCATGTCAGCACTTCCACCGTTTGAGCGCCGCTTTGGCGCGGTCACCGTCTTTGGCGTTAGCCGCTACTGCGCCCATTCTTGCACAGAACGAAGCCTTGCGGCCCTTGTCTGCGTCAGTTTTAGGGCTTGGAGCGGGCGCTTTTAAGTGAGAGCCCGTCTCCCGGTTGTACTTTTCACGCCCTTTAGCAGTTAGACCAGCGCCTTTGCTGACGGGTAACTTTTCCCCGCGTCCGACCGATAAAGAAACGGACTTAGCCATGTTACTTGCCTTTTGATGGCTTTGCAGCAGCTCGCTTGACCGAATAGGCAATGGCAACCGCCTGCTTGGGCGGTTTACCTGCCTTTATTTCGGTCGCCACGTTGGCCTTAAACGCCTTGGGCGACGCAGACTTTTTAAGGGGCATGTCACGACTGTCCGTGAATGGTGGCAAAATTGATGATAACCGCTTCCGACAGCGAACCGCCGGTCATGTTACGCAGCGTAATGACCGCAGATCCGGTCGTCATGCTGGACACGTAGGTCGTGTACGCGCCCGCCGTGCCGCCGCCGCTAACGTTCAGGATGATCACGTCGTTGGCGCTGATCAGGCTGTTGGTCAGCGTGAACGACACCGCCGTGTTGGACGCCAGCGCCGCGTTGTTCATGGTAATGCGGCCAGCCGACTTGTTGAGCGTTACGCCCGTGGACTTGTCAGTAGCCTGGGTCACAGTGCCCTGCGCGCCAGCCGCGTAGCCAAGCTGCTCGCTGGCAAAGCACGTCGTAAACTCGGGGTCGGCGTAGGCGATGCCAGTGGATTGCGTATTGGGCATGATTACGATCCCATCCATGAGGTTGTAATTCCGCCCGCAGAGTAGCTCCTTCTTGGCCCACGGTCAACGTACTCCCGGTGCGCTACCGGGAACGCGAACGTGACAGCAATGGCGTCCGCCGCGTCGGGTGACGCCAGCCCCCGCGCCTTCATGTCCTTCTTGCTTTCCAAGAAGATCGTACCCTTGCTGTCCGGCTTCATCATGGGTCCGATCAAGTCGCTCTTGAGGTAGCGGTCCTTGGGCAGGCTGGCCGTCTTGAGCCACGTCCGCAGTTCACCCCACATCTCCGCCCGCTTGTTGCCCCACATGAGCGGATTCTTACTCTTGGACCCGAAGTTGACGCCCCTGATTTTGTACCGCTGCTCCTTGAGCCGGTCCACGACGCCCGCTCCCAGCCCGCCCTCGTCCACGACCACCAGCGCGGGCTTGTACTCCTCGATGGCCTCAATTACACGCCCGACGACCTCCATCGTGTCGTCGCCCCGGTACTTCTTAATGGCGATGATGTCCCGGCCCTGCCGCACGGCGATGACCGTCGAGTCCGCCCCGAACCGCGCCGGGTCCACGCCGATAACCACCGGAGCCGACTGGTCCTTCCACTTGTCCCGCGCCATCGCCTCGTCAACCAGGTGGCTGCCAATGAACTGATCGTCCGATGCACTGGGAAATTGCCCGTAGACCTCAACGTAGGCCTGGTTGCTGTCTGCCCCGTACTCGTCAATGATCTGCTGATAGACCGCCTTGTCCGTCCCTTCGACCGACCGGGCGTCCACGATCTTGTTGCGCCAGAAGTCCCGCTTGCCGTTGAAGCACTCGTAGAAGTACCCGCTGTTGCGCCGGGGGTTGCTGAACGCCATCCAAAACCTGTTGGGCGTGTTTTCCGTAAAAAACCCCGCCGCCACCGACCAGATGCTGTCCTCGATGCCGCTGGCCTCGTCGAACACCAGCATCACGCCTTGGAAGTTGTGCACCCCCGCGTAGGCGTCGGGATTCTCCGCGCTCCACAGCCGACCCTCCGCGCCCCAGTAGCGCGTGCCCATCTTGAGATCCTTCTCCACGATCTCAGTCAGCCACTTGGCCGGAGCCAGTCGCGTAGCGCTGATCTCAAACCAGTGGCTATTGAGGCTCATACTGAGCCACTTGGTTATTTCCGCCCACGTTACCGACCTGAGCTGCGCTTCCGAGTTGGCCGACACGATGGTGGTGGACCCGATGCGCGTCGATAGCATCCAGATCACCAGCCAGGACACCAGCGCCGACTTGCCGATGCCGCGCCCCGAACTGGTCGCCATCCGCAGCGTGTCAAAATCAATCTTGCCGTTGTTCTGCGCTATGTGCTCCGCTAACTCATGCAGCACCTCGCGCTGCCAACGGCGCGGGCCAGCAAAATCTTCAAGAGGCGTCCCCTTCTGCCCCCACGGAAACGCGTACAGGACGAACTTCAACGGATCGTTCTTTAGCGCGGGCGTCCACAACCGCGCCATCACCTCCATCTCGTCCTGAGCCGAATAGATTGGTGTTTGCACGGTCTGTGTCCTCTAGCTGTTCCACGACAGTAAACGCCCCCTCCAGCACCCGCTGCTGGGCCATTTCCAAGGCGTGTTTGACCGAAATGGTCTGGTCTATGTTGATGTCCACAGCCGTCTTGGCCGTCCACCCGTGCGCGTGCTTCAAGATCTCCAACGCCGCCTTGGCGTCGCCCTGCCGCGCCGCCTCGTGCAATATGCCCGACACTTCCATCTCGCCGTCAGCGCGTCCCTTCTGTTCCGCCATCTCCGTCAGCGGATCAAACTCGCAGAGCTGCCGATATTCAGACGGACGCATCCCCGCAGCCAACGCCAGCGTGTCGCCTTTCAGGCCATTACGCGCCGCCCAATAGATTGCGTCAAGCCGCGCCTCAGTTGCTTGAAGCTTGCGCGGTTCGTGTGGAAGCGTGTGCCATGTCATGTAAGACATTTTATATTTAAAAAAAATTGTTTGCAATCCCTCCGTGACCGTGACCGGGCGGCGGCAGGCCCTACCCCCCCCTCGATTTTCCTAGGTTTCTATCCCTAGCAGCAGGGGGCAGGGGGCTTAGGCGTTTTAGGCTAGTGGCCTAATAAGCCCATGCGACGCGCCTGGACGCGCGAGCGCAATTGGCGCACTTAGTCACTTTAGGCATATTAGTCACCGGGAAAAAATCGCTGCCAAAACGGGAAACGGCGCGGACCAAGTCACAGCCTACAATTCTATTCTACAGTATATATATGTAAATTATAATCTTCTTAACATATATCCTACCACTAGCCTA